TAACATCTTTAGATGCTCACGAAATAGTTTGTATATCAGCAGATTCTGTATTATCAGCAGGTGTGAGAAGATCAGCATTAATTTGTCTTTTTGATAAAGAAGATGAGTTAATGTTAAATTGTAAGACAGGAGATTGGTTTTATAAAAAGCCTCATTTAGCAAGAGCTAATAATACAATTAAATTAATACTAGGTGAATTTTCTAAAGATGAATTTGATAATTTAAAAGAGTCAATAAAAGAATTTGGAGAGCCAGGAATAGCGATAGTAAAAGATAAAGCTTTTACAACAAACCCTTGTCAGCCTAAATGGGCAACTATTTTAACTCCTAATGGTATTAGTACAATGGGGGATATTAAAGAAGGAGATATGATTTGGTCATCTGAGGGATGGACTAAGGTTATAAAAAAATGGAGTACAGGAGAAAAGGATGTCTACAGTTATAGAACTACTAGTGGAGAATTTGTAGGAACAGAAAATCACAAACTTATCTCTAATGGTATCAAGATTGAAGCAAAGGACTGTGAAAATATAGATAGTTTAACAGGGAATGTAGAATCAGTTTTACACAATCTACAAACTGTTATGGACGGCTTAGTTTTAGGAGATGGGGGAATTCACAAAGCAAGTGGAGATTTAAAATTACTATATGTCGGAGAAGATGATTCAGACTATCTTGATTCAGAAATAGCTCCTTTCATATTAAAGGAAAGAATGGGTATTTCTCCATATGCTTGGGAGATACAGACAACTATTCTAGCTCCCGAATTGGTAGCTATGCATGAAAGAAGTGTACCAAAAAGATACAAAGAAGGAACTCCTAGCGAAGTAGCTTCTTTTTTAAAAGGTTTATATTCTGCAAATGGGTCGGTAGTAAGCAATAGAATTACATATAAAACAGCTTCTGCAAAACTTAGAAATGATATTCAAGTAATGCTATCTTCTTTAGGTATAAGAAGTTATTTTACTACTAATAAATCAAAAGAGGTTGAGTTTGCTAATGGGCTATACACTTGCAAGCAGTCTTATGATATTAATATATCGACAGATAGAGCTAAATTTGTAAATCTAATAGGCTTTTTACAAGAGTATAAAAATGAAAAAATAAATCCAACTATTAGTGGAAAAGCCAAAATTAATTTCCCTATACAGTCTGTAGAGTACATATCAACTGAAGAGGTTTTTGATATTACGGTAGATAATGATTCACACACTTATTGGACAGGGGGAGTAAATGTGTCCAATTGCTTTGAAATTGGATTTATTCCAGTTAATCCTAAGACAGGTAATTCTTGTATAAGCTTTTGTAATTTAAATGAAATAAACGGTGGAGCATGTACAACAAAGGAGAAATTTTTTGAAGCTTGTGAAGGAGCTGCTATTATTGGAACATTACAAGCCTCTTATACTAATATGCCATTTTTAGGGATAGATACCGAAGAATTAATTAGAGAAGAAGCTTTAATTGGAGTATCTATTACAGGTATTATGGATAATCCTAAAGTATTATTAGATCCTGAAGTATTACGACAAGGTGCTGAAATAGTAAATAGGACTAATGAGATTATAGCAAAAATTATAGGAATTAATCCTGCTGCACGTACAACTTGTACTAAACCAAGTGGAAATGCTTCGGTATTATTAAAAACCTCTTCAGGTATTCATCCTGCCCACTCTTCTAAATATTTTAGAATTATGCAAATGAATAAAAGTACTGAAATGGCAAAAAGTTTAAAAGCTCATAATCCTATTTTGTTAGAAGACTCAGTATGGAGTGCTTCTGGAAATGATTATGCAGTTTATATTCCAATTGAAGAGAAAGAAGGAGTAATTACTAAGAAGCAGTTGAATGATATAGAATTTACAGAGCATGTAAAGACAGTTTATCAAAATTGGGTATTACCAGGAAATCATGTAGATAGGGGGTATTCAAATAGAGTTACACATAATGTATCTAATACAATTACTGTAAATGATTGGGACGCTGTTTTTGATTATATTTTTGATAATCAAGCTTACTTTTGTGGGTTATCTTTTATTCCAAATTCAGGAGATAAGATTTATAAACAAGCTCCTTTTACAGAAGTACTATCTTTTGATGAACTAGTAAGAGAGTATGGAGAAGGTGTTGTATTTGCTTCTGGTTTAATTATTGATGCTTTACATGCTTTTGGAGGTGATTTGTGGGATGCTTGTGAGGCTTCTAAAAATAAAAGTTTTCCTTTATCTGGTGATAGAGTTACATCTTTAGTTAAAAAAGATATTATAAGTCGTATAAAAAAATTCAGCAAAAACTATTATAAAAATGATATAGAAAAGACAATATCATGTCTAAAAGATGTACATCTATTTCATAAGTGGAAAACAGTAAATAGAGAATTTAAAACTATTGATTTTACAACATTAGACTTAAAACCATCTTATAAAAATATAAATGAAATGGGAGGTTCAGCTTGTAGCGGAGTTAATGGATGTGAGGTAACTTTTATATAATTATATGAAACAAGATTGGATTTTTGAGCAGTATGTAAAGGAGAGTTCTAAAAATAAGTTACTACCTACTGATTTTTATTGGGACAGAGGTACTATGGTTTTTACAGAATCATATCACAAGAGAAGAGGTTATTGTTGTAACAATAATTGCAAACATTGTCCTTATAAAGAAGAAAAAGAAACTATTTAGAATCATTATAAACTAAAGCCTAGAATTAATTTTTTAGGCTTTTTTATTGTTTATTGAAATAATTGTTGTACATTTGTAAAAGAATTAAAAACTTAAAAATATGGAAGGTAAATGCCCAAAAGATAATAGAGAGAATAGACTTGTTTATATAACTCTTAATAATAAAAGAACATTAGCTGTTGTAGATGGTAAAGGAGATGCTTACAAGGTATATGGAGAAGGTTATGAAGAATACAATAGTATTTGCAAGGAGGAAAATAAATATTCTCCAGAATTATATGAATTTGACAGAGGTTTAACTGGATTTGATTTTTAAATATCATGATAAAAATAAAATACACAATAATAGAAGATAAATATGAAGATGGTTTACCTACATATTTTGTATTAAAGTCAACCTATATTTTTAATATTAATATTATTGGGAAAATTTATGGAATAGATGGCAGTTCCGAAATCCCTTTTCAAGACTTAGATTCAGCAGAAACCTTTAAAATATTATTAGCAAATGGAAGTATTTAAATTTAATAAAGATAAGATAGCTTTTCAAAAGACAGATATACTTTTAAAGTATAACGCTATAGTTGCTGTGTTAGCAATACTATTCAGTTTAACTCTAATTTCGGCAATGAAACTAAAAACAGAAGTTATAACTAAAGAAATTATAATAAAACAAAAAGAAGATAGAATTAAAACTATAAGAACACCACTAAGAGAAGAAAACTATATTGAAGATTTACAAAAAGCAATAGGTTTTAAATTAACAAGTAAACAACATAAAGAGTTTACTAAATTAGCTTTAAAATATAAAGAACAGATTGAAGAAGCTAAAGTTCCTGCTACATTAGTTTGGTGGGTGGCATGTAAAGAAAGTGGATTTAATTTAAAAGCTAAAAATCCTAATTCTTCAAGTAAAGGGCTGTTTGGCTTTATAGATGGTACTTGGAAAGAAGTTTGTAAAATGAAAGGGTATGGCACGGAAGGAAGAAATAATGAAGAAAAGCAAGTTAGAGTGATGTTAGATTACTTAAACTATTTATATAATAAACATGGGTCTTGGAAAGGTGGGATGCAAGAATATCATGGACAAGTTTATCAATATCCTACTAATTTTCTATTCAAATAAAATGAAGAAGTTAATCGGAATGACAGATTATGTATTAGAGCAAAGTAATAACAAAAACATGACTGTTGCTTTACAAGATGATAAGAGAGGATTTATTAATATTTGGAGTAAGATATTTGGATATGCTAACTTCTTAAAACAACCTTTAGAAAAGTGGATGTTTGTTGCTTGTAAATTAGTTGATGGTGTTTGGGTTGTGTTGGAAGAGCCTGAAAAATATAGTGAATGGTTAGAATATAAAGATAAATATAAATACGGTGAATTCTACAAAGAAAAGTGTCAAGAATACCAACAAGCAAAAGAAAGATGTTTGTTTGAGGGGTTTGAATTATTTCCAGAGTATCTAACACAAGGTAAATATACTTGGGATATCAGAAAACTTAGTTTTGTTCTTTGCTATAATTTAAGTGATGATTTAAGTGATGAATGGGTTTTTAATACTAAATTTAAACTAATAGAAGACTTAGTGGAATATAATCTACAACTAACCCCAATAGCACAAAAACAAATAAACGAATGAAGTGGTATTTTCACAGATTAAAATACGATTTATTATATAAGTTTGGTAGAAAATATAAATATTGTTTTGACTGCCTGATGAATTATAAATTAACAAAAACAGAATTTAGTTATAAAAGATGCTCAAAATGTGCTGATAAATTTCGTTTCGGCAGACAAGGTTAAATTATGAAGAAAGCAATTATATACGCATTTTTAGCTGTCGGGATGATGGTAAATGCACAGATTAGATTTGCAGATAAGGAATATACAACTTTTAATGTGTTAGTTGATCCGTCAGCTTCTATAAAAGAAGGTTCTCTAAATGCTGTCATAGAATTAGAACATAACTCCTATTGGAAATATGTTAAAGTTAATATACAAATTCTTCCTGGATTACAAGGAGGTTATGCGGATATTACAGGAGGTTTTGGAGTTAATCTAACTTCAGGTAATTTTAATAGAGTTAGATATTATTCAGGTGGAAGATTAGGGTATATTAAAAGAGGTTTTTCAGAGGGAAAATCTTACACTTATCCACTAGCAGGTTTTGAAGGAGGAATTGATTTTAAACTTACAGAAGGATTGTATTTAGGAGTTAGAGGAACAGGAGATTACAGAACAGATTTTAAATATTCTGGTGCAGATCCTTTAGTCAGATATAGCGGATTTGTTAAATTAGGAATAAAATTATAAAATAAATTTGTATAATTAAAATAAAAACAGTATATTTGCAGAGTAATAATAAATAAACATAGAGATGATAAAAACAAGTATTGAACAATTAGCTGAACCTATTGGGTTTGACATTGCTAATTCAGATGACCAAGTACAAGCAAATTTATTCAATGGACTAGGTCGTGGTTTTAAAACATATAATGATTCAAATTATAATATGCAATTATGTTATTTAACAGGAAAGCTAAATAAAGATGCTCAGAGAGTTATTTTAGATATTGCAGAGTATATAAATCTTAATAATAAACAACATGGAAATTAATATCACAGATTATTTAAATCATCAAGAGATAAAAGAAATTGCTCAAGATGAAGTAAGAGTTCAAATCAGAGAACACTTTAAAAATGAAGAAAATGCAAAAAGATTGTTAAGTAATTTAGCTTATCATATAGTATCAGAAGAAATAGAGAAAATAGTACCTAATTATCAACAAGAACTTGTAGAAAAAGTTGCAAGTATTATAAATGATAAAGACTCTGTAAGATATAGATTATTTGATTTTGATACTTACGGAAATGGAAGAAATAAATCTCTTGGTGCAGTAATAGTAGAACAGACGGTAAAAGAAAATCAACAGTTAATAAAAGATAAAGTTATTGAAACTATTCAGAATGCAGATTATACAGAGGAAGCTTTTATAAAATTTGAGAACTTAGCTGAAAACTTTACAAGCAATATTTATGATTTTGTTGAAATGATGAGAAGTAAAAAAGAATAATTATGTTAAATATAATTTTTATACTAGGAGTAACAATAGTGTCTATAGTTTTAACACTTACACTATTTGGAGCATTCGATAATGATGAAGATAATCCGTTTAAAACTAAAAAGAAATGAAAACAGAAGATAGAAAAAATATTTTGGAAGATTTAGCACACTTAGCATCATTAACTGAAAATCTTTATTTACAAAGAGAATTAGAAAAGATTCAAGAATTAATCAATATAACTCCAAACGATTTTCAACTCGGCTCAATACTAAGAAAGATACTATGAAGTGGTTATATTTTCAGAGATTAATGTTTGGATGGGAAATTGGATTTTTTAATTGGAGATTAGAATATAAAAATTATGGAAAATAAAGAGTTAAAGGAAAAACTATTATGTGCTTTAAAGAAAAATGCGCATAAATTAAGAGAGAATTTATATCACAATAGATGCTGTAAAGGAGGTCATGCTTATACTTCTCACATCTTAAAAATAGGTTTTGAAGAGTTTATAATGCTGAATAAAATAAAAGTATTTGAGACAATAACAACTACTAAAACAACACCTATAAAAACATATTTTTGGCAAAAAGATAAAACAGAAGATGTAATAGTAACTGACTACAAAATCATAGGTTATAAAGGAGAAATTACTTTCAATAATGAAATCTTTGAAATTGATAAAGAAGAGTATGACGAAATAATTAAATCAAAAGAAAAACTTCTAAAGGAGGAAGTTCTTGAAAAATTAGAGAAACTATGCTAAAATAATCACAATAATATTATGGAAAATATAGAAAAATTATTAGGTAGAAAACTTTCTACAATGGAAAAAATGATTTATGATATGCAAAAGGATAAATTAGATTATCATTTTGAGAAAGATAAAAATGGAAATTTAATATCTGTCAAAAATTAAACTATGCTAAAAATAGCAATAATAATTATAATAATACTATGGAAATCAAAATAAAAAAATTACAAAAAGAAGCTGTAATACCATCTTATGCTTTAAATGGTGATGCTAGTATGGATTTAACAGCTATCTCAAAAAAGCTTGATGATAATGGAAATACGGTTTATGGCACGGGTTTATCCTTTGAAATACCTAAAGGTTATGTAGGTTTTTTATTTCCACGATCTTCTAATGCTAAAAAAGATTTATTACTAAGTAATTCTGTTGGAGTTTTGGATAGTGGTTATAGAGGAGAAGTGTCATTTAAGTTTAAAACCTCTAGTTTGGAGTATTATGGTGCAGATGTAGCTTATTATGGAGGAATACAATCTTACGAAATAGGTGATAGAATAGGTCAAATTATTATACTACCTTATCCTGAAATTAAATTTTTAGAAGTAGACGAATTATCAGAAACAGAAAGAGATGAAGGTGGATATGGAAGCACTAATTAAAAAACTGTCTTTTTATTTGGCGGTGTTGTTTTACTTTCTTATATTTGCGGGAGAATTATATATAAGTTATTTATTTTTAAAATGGTTGCTATAATAGAAAAAGAAAGAAGGTATAATAAGTTTAAAGAATTTCTAATTAATATAGAAGAACAAGAATTAATTATAAAAGAAGCAAAACAAAAAATATTCGAAATAGGAAAAGAACAATATAGTTTTCATAAATCTTGCACACATATTTATGATGATGGTAAAACAGCATTTAAAAATTCCTCCTATTGGGTATCGGATAGTTATACTTATACAGATGATTGGTCTGGAGAAGAAATGCAAGGAGATAACGGTTATACTCAATATGCAAAAACTTGTCAAATTTGTGATTGTGAAGAAGAGTATTAATTATGAAAGAGACAAAAGAACAGAAGATAATTTGGCAGATATATAAAGAAATGTATGCTGTTTCAACACCACCTACTGATTTTGACAATCTTGTAAATTCGGCAGAAAGGAACGAAATAGGGCAGAAAATAATACCTTTCAACGATTATGAAATATCTTTAAGAGATTATGAAGATATATTAAAGAAAAATCTTAAAGGAAAAAGACTAACAAAACTAAAACAACAGATGATTAAAAACACTATCGCTTTAGGAATAAGTCCACGATTTAAAAAAGAAAATTAATGGAAAAAAGAATTAATCCAGATCAAGTAAGTCATATTACTATTAGTGATACTCATAAAGGGTTTCCTTATTCAGATGGAATTGTAGAGTTTAAATTTACACCTAAAAAGAAGTTTTTATTTTTTAAAACTAGTGATGAAGGTTGGTATGCAGAAGATGGATACAATATGTTTAAAAAGTTACCACCTATCTGTTATTCTTTATTAGATGAATTGTATACTTACCCTCTTGTTTCAGTTTTTTGCGGCGAAAAAAGATTAAAAACAAAGATTTTTGAAACAGTTGAAGAAGCTAAAGACTGGACAACAAATAATTTCCCTAATTGTAATGTAATAATTAAATAAAAATATGAGTACATATAGATATGGTAGTTGGACTTCAAGAGGGTACTCAGACTATGGCATAAAATTCTACTCTGTTGATAAAAAGACACTTTTTGGATGGAGAGAAGTTTCTTGGTGGCACATCGGAGATGAAGGTTATAAGAGGATGATGGATGTAGTAGAACAGTTGAAAAAACAAGGACATTTAGTTTTATAAAAAATAAATTATGTATGTAAACTATAAACTTTTAAATAGTCGAGGTTTAACACCAAATGAGTTTATGTTTCTTTTGGCGGCAAAAACAAATAAAACAGAAGATAATTCATCCATAATAGAATACTACTTTAAAGACGTTTTAAGCAAGTTTAAAGATACAAACCTAATAACATTCGTAAACCCTAAAAACAAGTCTGAAAACGAGTATAATACAGTTAGGTTGACATCTTTAGGTAATGAATGGATTGATGATATTACTACACCAGAAGCGACAGAGGGAGATATAAAGATGCGGAATTATTTATGTGATTTATATTTAAATAATGAAGATACGGAGAGAGTTATAGGTAATAAGAAGTTAATTTCAATTTATATAAGTATTTTAAGACATCACTTAGGGTTATCTTTACATGAATTTTACTACTTGTGTGATTATTTTTTATCTATTCATATTTATACCAAAAAGTTGGAGAATATTTTTTTAGATAAAAACAAAAATCGTTATGGTAATTTTAAGTCAAATATTGAAGATTCTTCCTTATATCAATTCTGGGAACAACATGAACAAGAAATTAGGCAGTATTTTAAACAAAAAATAAAAGATTAATGGCACTCAAATCAGGACGGGAACTCACACAGCAGACAGTAGATGTAATAAAAAAGTTCCAATCAGGAGAATTAAAACCTATAGCAACAGGAATTGAACACTTAGACTCTGCACTTTTAGGAGGCTTAACTCCAGGAATTGTACTTGGAATTGTTGGTAGAAGTAGTCATGGAAAAAGTTTTGATATGGAACGTATTCAACGCCACATATTAAAAACTCAAGAAGATGTGTTATATGTAAACTGTAATTGGGAGTTATCGCATTTTAAACTACTTTTAAGAGAGGTTTCTCAACGTACAGGTGATAGTATTGATAAAATTCTTTTTGAAACTCCTACAGAAGAAGCTCAAGAAAAGTTAGATGTTATTTTTGAAGATAATAAAACAGATAATGTATTATATCAAAATGAGCCTGTAAATCCTGAAGACTTTAGAATAGATATTGAAAAAGTTATTTTAGAAAATCCAAATAAAAAAATTGTTGTTGCAATTGATAATCTTGAAAATATTTTAATATCTAAAGGCTCTCAGAAAGAGTCTATGGACGCTTTACTATATCAGGTTAATAGATTAAAAAACATACATCCTTATATCTGCTTCATAGTGTTGAATCAGATGAATCAGAACTATCTTTTGAGAATGGATAATCCTAAGAATCAACGTCCAATTGATAGTGATATTTATGGGTCTGACCAACTTTACAAATTATGTGATGTTTTGTATGTAAAACTTATTCCTTGGAAATTAGGTATTCATGAAAAGTTTATGGTATTTCATAAGGATATGTATGATTGGTTAGATGAACATAAAGTTTTTGGTAATGGTAATGTAGCTAGTTTTGATCCTTATGGTAGAGCTTTTTATTTTTACTTAAAGTTGAGAGCTGTAAGAGATGAAAAAAATGTTCAGGATATTTATATAGAACAAATGTTTAAGAAAGATTCGGCGGAACAAAATAAAACAGAAAGATTTTCAACACCTATATTCAACTCTACTCCAATTTTTGATGTTCCAATAAACTTAAACGCTTTCGAGCCAAGCTTTACAGATTTACAAGGTAAGGATAATCCATTTTAGATGTTATTTAGAATTATTAAAAATTACTGTTTCTATTTGTTTTTCGCCGAAAAATTTAATACCTTTGTAGAATAAATTAATAAAATATGAAAGAATTAGTAATAGGTTCAACAGCTATAAAACATCACTATCCTGATTTTCCAAGAGAGCCCAAGGATATTGATATTGCAGTTTTAGATAAACAAAAACGAAAAGGAGAAACAGAATACCTTGAAAACCCTGTAATTTTTAAATATCAAGATAGTGGGTATTTAAAACCTGATTTAATGTTATCTTTGAAAATATCTCATTTATTTTGGGATATTAATTGGGATAAACATTTATACGATGTGCAATTTCTTTTTGGTAAAGAGTGTAAATATAATTTAGATTTAATTTGTGAATTACGCTCTTTTTGGAATATTTTTCTACCGAAAATTAGAAGAAGTAGGTTAGAGATGAACAAAGAAGATTTTTTTACAAATAACGTGAATGATAATATTGAACAACATGATTATTTACACACATTATTAGAGGATACACCTGCTTATACAAAGCTTCTTAGAGAAGGGTGTGAAGTAGAATTAGATGAATATAAATGGTATAAATTATCTTTTGAAGAGAAATGTGATGTAGTATTTGAGGAAACGGCAGTTATGGCTTTTGAGAGGTATAAAACAACAAATTATAGAATAGCATATAAAAGGCAATTAAAAGATAGTATAATAAAGCACTTTCCCTTTTATATAGCTCTGTTTACAATAGAAAATTATAAAAAATTAGAAAGACCAAAATATAACTTTAAAACAAAAATAGAAAATGAATTACAAATTAATTAATGAGGCGTTAGAAAATATACCAAATTTAAGGTATAACCACAAAAAGTTTATAAAAGTGTCAGATAGTAAGATTGACAATTTGCATGGTAGAGAAAGCCAAGGAGATTATGATGAGTTAATTGAAATCTACGCTCTAGGTGCGGATGATTTACATATAAAATTAACATTGAGAACAGATTCATACGGAGATAATGAATTTGTACACTCTATTCAGATAGTAAAACCAATTGTAAAACAGGTAACAGATTTTGAACCAGTAAAATAATAAAAATGACAACAGAAAAATTAATAGAAAGGCTAGGAGAATTATTTAATGATAATGAAAGTAATTTTGCTTATGAAATGAATAATACAGAGGAATTTGGAGAAGCTCCTATTGTAGATGAAGAAGGTGATACAGAAGGTGGTGGAGAATACTCTATGGTTGTAAGACATTTTAAAAAATTAGATGTATATATAAGACAAACAGGTTTTTATTCTTCTTACAATGGTACAGATTGGAATAATGATTTTACAGCAGTTAATCCCGTACAAAAAACAATTACAGTTTTTGAATAGCGTTATTTAGAATTAGTATAAACTAAGGTAGGAAATTAATTTTTTCTACCTTTTTCTTTTTTACGCCGAAAATTAGTATTATCTTTGTAAAATAAAATTAGAAAATATGATACCATACGAACAACTTGAAAAACATTTTATAGCACCAAAAATAATTGGATTTAATTGTAAAAGAGTTCCAAGAAAATTTAAAAAGAAATGGAAGTACGTACTAAATCAGGATAGAGAATTGAATTCGAGTCTTTGGTATATTCAACATTTAACTAATAGAGATTATAATAGGTTTTTAATAAAAGAAATTTGTAAGAGATATGAAAAATAAAATTATGAAAACAGTAATGCAAGAATTAATAGAAGAATTACAAACAGTTACTTCTGGAAATCCATTCATTAGGACTACTATTAATTTAATAATAGAGATGGCAGAAGAAAAATTAGAAAAGGAAAAACAACAGATTTTTAAAGCTTATTGTAAAGCTGAAGATATGTCAGAATTTTTTGAGTACGAACATAGATATGGTAGAGAGTATTTAACAGCAGAAACTTATTATAATGAAACTTATGGAAAATAAAGATATTTTTAAATTTACAATATCTCAGGCTGTTGATGCGCTTCCTTCAGTACAAAAGAGTTATTGTTATCTTAATAAATTTGATGCTAAAATTCAAGCTTCTGTTTTATTTCTTTTATCGGCGGAAAAAGATAAGAAAAAACCTGATAAAGATTTTATAGAACGTCTCAAAAAAGAACTGAAAACAGATTTAGATTATATAACAGATAATTCTGATATGTTTAAGTATCTAAACAAAAGTATTTTTGTAAAGAATTTTTATGGAGAAGATGGTAGATTTTATAAATTAAGTAAGGTATGAAATATAGTTTAGAACAATATAAGACACTAGCGGAACGCTTCAATTCAATGAGCTTTCTGCAAAAAGTGATGACAATAAAGCAGCAAGATATCTTTATTTTAGAAGTGGACAATTACTCAAACTTTTTTCTTAGATTAGATGATAATGAAGCAATGCAAAAAGAATTAGATAAATTGTTTGAATTTCCGCAAGAATTGAGTGGTAAAGAGTTTAAAGCTATATTTGATATATGTAATATTAATTTAAAAGTGGTATAATGAGAAAATATAAAGAAACACCTATTGGTAAGTTTAGAGAAGTTATCTGTTTTTCAGTTCTTTTTTATTCTTTTTTTGGCGGAAAATTGTATTACACAGGAGAGTTTTTCGGCATAAAAAGGATAAAACAACAGAGATTTAGAATAGAATACTTAGATTTTAGTGAGTACACTTCTTCATTTTTTTGGAGAAAAATTTATAAATGGAAAATAATTTAATTATGAGACTACCTAGTGAACCTGTAAAACAAACCTGTCCTGATATAAATAGGATACAGAAAACAATAAATGAGCTTATAAATAATTTTGATAGTTTTAAAGAAGAAGATGATATTCAAGATTTATTAGATAATATGAAAGACGCTTCTTGGGAACTCAAAGATATTTATAGTACACTCGAAGAATTAAGAAGTGCTAATTCAGCTTTAAGAGATTGGGGTTATGACTTAACTTCTCTTGCGGAACAAATGGAAAGCGAGAAAGATACAGAAATTAATGAGTTACAAGATGAAATTTCGGCAAAAGAAACTGAAATAAGCAGTTTAGAGGATACAATTAGTGAATTAGAACAAACATTAAACGACAGATGACATGAAAAAGATACTAATATTATTACTTTTCACACAAATTAGTTTTGCGCAAATTAATTTTAATAATTGTGAAATAAGACCAGAGCTAAAAAATAAAAAAGATTTTGTAAAAGAGATTGTAGACGGATTAAAAGTTGAAAAAACAGTCACTATATCTTTTTATGTAAGTAAAGAAGGAGATTTTTTTGCAGCACTTATATCAGAAAAAGAGTATTACTATAAACTTCAAAGAATATTAGAAGAATTAGGTACTTGGACTCCTGGAGAAAATGATGGTAAAAAGGTAGTGGTTAGAATTCAATTTAACATAAAAGTTTTGAAAGAAGATGAATAGTATAGAAAAATATTGGGAAGATTACAGAGAAACACTTCAAGAAAGTGCTTATATGAACAGATTAAACTTAAAACAGCGGGAAAAAGATTTTAAAGAAGGGTATAAAATAGCAATAGAAAATTATGGAAAATAAAACAATAGAATTTGTAAGAGGCTTTAACTCTGAACTAGAAACAATGAATCAGTACTGTAACTTAGAGTATGTAGATAATGGATTTACTAAAGCTATAAAATTACCTAAAATATTCTTATTTGATGATGATAATGATAGTAGTGAATACGTAGAAGAACGTTCTTTATCTCGCCTAGTGAAAACATTAGGAGAAGTTTTAGCTGTTGGTAAAATAGAATTAGCTAATAAGGTTGATGAATTTTTTGCCGAAAGAAAAAAACAGAAGAAAAAAATGAAAACAACAATTTACTCTCACAAAAAAGGAGGAAAATATATAGTACTAAAACCATTTAAATTTAAATTTGAAAATACATGGTATGAGTCTATACTTTACCAGGATATAGATAGTAAAGAGGTGTATGGTAGAATTGAGGAGTCATTTAATAATAGTTTTAAAGTGGTGGAATAATTATGGAAAATACAAAAGCAATTATTTTAGATTTAGAGTCAAATGATTTATTAGCTAATATGCTGGATTTTAGTTCTTTTCCTTATAAGTTAAAACATGATGCTAAACTATGGTGTGTAGTTCTAAGAGATGCTTATACAGATGAAATAATTGCCGAAGAAAAAGATAATATTACAAAAGAATGGTTACAAACTAGTTTAAAGGGTTGTACTCATCTAATAGGTCATAATGTTTTGAAATTTGATTTCTTAGTGCTAAAACTGTTTGGTATTTTAGATTATACGGTAGGTTATTTAGATGAAGAAGATACTGTATTTGGAAATCCTGTTAAGCTTGTAGACACTTTAATATTATCAAGATTATTAAATCCTGATAGATTTGGAGGACACAGTTTACATGAATGGGGTGTGCGTACAGGGACTAATAAAATTGATTTTCGACACGTTTGTGTAAGCAAAGGTTATATTACTAAAGATACTTCAAAAGGAGCTGAATTTAAACAATATGTGCCAGAAATGCTGACTTATTGTATTGGAGATACAAATACAAATAGATATACATTTTTTGCTTTATTAGAAGAAATAGGAGATTATAAGGGTTGGCAGCAAGCTATTAAAATGGAGAATAAATTAGCTGATCTTGCAATTAGAAGAGAGTCTTTTGGATTTTGGTTTGACAAAGATTTAGCTATAAAATGTGTTGAAGATTTAACTCAGAAAATGGAAGAGTTGCAAAATAAAGTTAACCCTTTATTACCTCCTAAACCTATGGGTAAAACTGAGTTGGGAAATTATACTCCTCCAAACACACAATTTTTAAAAAGTGGAAAACCTTCAACTCACATTATTAAATTCGCTGAAAGAATAGGCGGAAAAATAATGGAAAATGAAGATGAGAAATATTTTATAGAGTATGAAGGAAATAGTTATGAATTACCGTTTCATTTGCCATTAAAAACCCATGTAGAGGCAGATATCAGCAATCTTGACCATGTTAAGATGACTTTAACAGACGTTCATAATTGGATTCCTAGTGAGTGGGCAGAAAGAGATTTAACAAAGGACAGTAAGAAGCAATCTATTTCATTAAATAAAAGAATAAAAGCTTTAGAAAGATGGTACAAAGACACTATGGAAGGTAAGTATCAAAAACTAAGGTTACAGATTACTTGTGAAAGATTTAAAGTTAAAAATGTTGAAGACTTGTTTGAAACAATAAAAAGTAAATTAGACACAGATTTTCCTGTTAGAGTACCTACGAGTCCAAAGGTTCGTGTTGGTGTTGAGAAAGAGCTTTGTCCTAACCTGGTAAAACTAGGTAAAAATGTTGAGTTTGCTAATG